ATCTGCAAGATGCCAAGACAGACTGGTAAATCTACTACTGTGGTATCTTATCTTTTACACTATGCGGTATTCAATGATAACGTTAATATAGGTATTCTTGCGAACAAAGCAAAGATTGCAATGGATCTACTTGGTAGATTGCAAACTGCATATGAGAATTTACCAAGATGGATGCAGCAAGGTATCATTGCTTGGAACAAAGGTTCACTTGAATTAGAAAACGGTTCGAAGATATTGGCAGCATCTACATCTGCATCTGCTGTTCGTGGTATGTCATTCAACATATTATTCTTGGACGAATTTGCTTTCGTACCTAATCACGTTGCAGATGATTTCTTTGCATCTGTTTATCCTACAATTTCATCTGGTACAAATACAAAAGTGATTATCGTATCCACTCCTCGTGGTATGAATCACTTTTATCGTATGTGGCATGATTCAGAAAAAGGTAAAAATGAATATGTACCAACAGATGTTCACTGGTCAGAAGTACCAGGTCGTGATGATGAGTGGAAAGCACAAACAATTGCAAACACATCAGAGCAACAGTTTAAGGTTGAGTTTGAGTGTGAGTTCTTAGGTTCTGTCAATACTCTCATTAATCCTGCTGTATTGAGAAATATGGTATATGACAATCCAATCACAAAAAATGCAGGACTTGACATATACGAAAAACCGGAAAAAGAACATAATTATATTGTCACTGTTGATGTTGCAAGAGGACTTGGAAACGACTATTCAGCATTTATTGTTTTTGATGTCACTCAGTTTCCTTATAAAGTTGTTGCAAAGTACCGAAATAATGAAATCAAACCGATGCTTTTTCCAAATGTGATATTAGATGTGGCGAAAGGATATAACAATGCATACTTATTGGTAGAGGTAAATGATATTGGAGATCAAGTTGCAAGTATACTTCAATATGATTTGGAGTATGAAAATTTATTGATGGCATCAATGAGAGGTCGTGCAGGTCAGATAGTAGGTCAAGGATTTTCAGGAAAGAAAACACAACTGGGTGTAAGAACAACTGCTGCTGTGAAAAAACTTGGTTGTAGTAACTTAAAGACGATGATTGAGGATAATAAGTTGTTGACTTGTGATTATGAAATTATATCTGAATTAACAACATTTGCTCAGAAGCATAACTCATTTGAAGCAGAAGAGGGTTGTAATGATGACTTAGCAATGTGTCTTGTCATATTTGCTTGGTTAGTTGCACAAGAATATTTTAAAGAAATGACAGATAATGATATTCGAAAGAGAATATATGAGGAACAAAAGAATCAAATCGAACAAGACATGGCACCATTTGGTTTTATCGCAGATGGTTTCGACGATGAGTCTTTTGTTGACAATGATGGCGAAAGATGGTACGCTGATGAATATGGTGATCGATCATATATGTGGGATTACATGTAATGAATTACAAAGAACAAATCAAAAATTTAGAGAAAGAAAATAAAAGTTTAAAAATGCAAGTTGACTTTTTGAAAGAGCAGTTGGCATATAAAACATTTGGAAAACCAAATATAAACGAAAAGACTTGATGGACTTAGATGATCAATTAAAATTAGATCATTTACTCTTCTCTGAAAGAAAGTGTAGAACTTGTGGTCAAGTTAAAGACTTAATCGCTGACTTTTACTTATCAAGAAAAAATAAATTATCATCACCATCTGCATATTCATATGAGTGTAAGACCTGTACGATTCAAAGAGTTATGAAGTCCAGAAGAAAAACAATAATTGAATGGGAATATCCAGATTGGTAGTTCGTGCATTGTTTCCCCAATGAAAATACCCTTTTGAATAAATATTTTCAGAACAAAAAATGACGGAGTAAGGGATGGCATTAAATTTAGCATCTCCTGGTATTCTCATAAGGGAAGTCGATTTAACCATTGGTAGAATCGATGGATCGACAGGTAAAATTGGTGGCATAGTAGGACCATTTGAAAAAGGACCTGTTGGTGATCCCGTGACGATTACTGGTGAAAATGAGTATGTTGATCAGTTTGGAAGACCATTTAACACAGACAAACAATACGAAACTTGGATGGTAGGATCATCTTACCTATCATATGGTGGAGTATTGAGTGTAATCAGAGCAGACGACACTAATTTGAAGAATGGTTTCTCCGGTACAGCATTAAACTTAAAGATTAAGAGCACAGATCATTATAAAGAGTTAGGATACGATGAAAACACAATATCAAACGTAACTGTTGCTGGTCGAAATCCAGGAACATGGACAAATGATATTCGAGTTGCAATCATTGATAATAAAGCAGACCAAATACTAAACTTTGATGTGTCTTCATTTAACTCTGCAATCAGTGGAGCAGGTACAACAACAATTAGAGTTGGTACAGCGGTAACACAAAAAGTTCCAAGTTTAACTGTACAACAAGTTGGCGCAGGTTTAACTGAGTATCTTGATGGACACTTTAAGGGAGTTGTTACTCAAGTAAATCCAACAAATATAGAGGTAAAATTCTTAAGTCATGTATCTGCGGCAGGAACTGAGTTTCCAAAAGATTTTGATAGCACATTTAAATTTAGAGCAGCAGGTTCTACTGGTTATGGATCAAGTAGTATCTTAACAACAGATGGTGGTGGTTTAAGTTTTACAGGTATTAATACACTATCTTCAGCGGTGGGTGTAGGTACAACAGCTGCAGCTGCAACAGTTCAAGATTGGTTTGACAACCAGACATTAGCAATTTCAACTTCGACTTCTGGTGGCACAACATCTCTAAGTACAATTAAGTGGAATACAGTTGCTGACAAACCAGGTACGTCAGACTATGCCGCTGCAAGAGGTAGTCGTTTTGATGAAGTTCATGTCGTTGTAATTGATGCAAAAGGAACAATTACTGGTAATGCTGGAACAATTCTTGAGAAACATCTAAATCTTTCAAAAGCAAAAGATGCCGAGTTCTCAGTGGGTTCACCATCATACTGGAGAAAATATCTTTATAATACTTCAGAGTATATCTTTGGAGGAGGTGGTGCTGGAATTGGCACACTCGCAACTGGATTCGCACCAGGCACAACAGCAACACCATTTGCAGATGGTGGATGGGATCAGGATGCTGAAGGAATTATTTTCAATAGTTCAGGAAAGCAAGACTTAGTATTATCAGGTGGTTTAAACTACGGTGGTAAAACTGATCTAACAACAACCGGTGCATTAGATTCAGGACTTGATGATCTAATCGGTGGTTATGGAGAGTTTGAAAATGACACAACAGTTGATGTAGACTTCTTATTGATGGGTTCTGGAAAGTATGGTCAGGATCGTACAAGAGCACTTGCTGAAAAATTAATTTCAGTTGCCGAACTCAGAAAGGATGCAGTTGCATTCATATCACCATCAAGAGATCGTATCATATCAGACACAACTGATGATACAGCAGTCACAATTTACAGCGATTCAACAATAACTGACAATGTTGTTGAGTTTTATGACACAATAAGTTCAACTACCTTCGCAGTATTTGACAGTGGGTACAAATACATGTATGATAGATTTAATAATACCTTCAGATATATTCCACTTAATGGAGATATCGCTGGAGCATGTGCAAGAACTGACATTAATGACTTCCCTTGGTTCTCACCAGCGGGTACAGACAGAGGTGCAATTCTAAACGCAGTTAAATTACCATACAATCCTACTAAAATACAGAGAGATAAACTTTATTCAAGTCGAATAAATCCAGTTATCTTCTCACCTGGTGCAGGAATTGTATTATTCGGTGATAAAACTGGATTTGCAAAAGCATCAGCATTTGATCGTATTAATGTACGTAGATTATTCATCTATCTTGAAGATGGTATCTCTGCTGCAGCGAAAGATCAATTATTCGAATTTAACGATGAAATCACAAGGGCAAACTTTGTGAACATTGTTGAACCTTTCCTACGTGACGTTCAGTCCAAGAGAGGTATTCAAGATTATGTCGTTATTTGCGATGAAACAAATAACACTGCTGCTGTTATAGATAACAATGAATTCATAGCAGACATCTTTGTTAAACCTGCAAGATCAATCAACTTTATTGGTCTTACATTCATCGCCACAAGAACTGGCGTATCATTTGAAGAAGTGATCGGTTCCGTTTAATAAAGTAGAGGTTTTCAATTATGCCATCCCGTCAACAAATTAACAATATTCCTTTAAGGAAGATTAGTGATTTTAAAAGTAAATTAACTGGTGGAGGTGCTAGACCGAATCTCTTTGAGGTTGAGTTAGCATTCCCAGATGCAGTTGCAATCAACAATGATGTTTTACAGAAAGCAAGATTTCTTGTAAAAGCAGCTGCTCTACCAGCATCAACCATTGCTCCAGTCGAAATACCATTCAGAGGTCGTATTTTAAAAGTAGCAGGTGATAGGACATTCGAAACATGGACTATTACAGTTATCAACGATACAGACTTTGTAATAAGATCTGCAATGGAAAAATGGATGAATGTTATTAACAAGTTAGAAGATGCCACAGGATTAACTGATCCAGATGCTTATCATAAAGATGCATTTGTTCATCAGTTAGATCGTGACGGTTCGATACTACGTTCATACAAATTCTGGGACATTTTCCCAACCAATATTTCAACAATTGACCTAAGTTACGAAACAACAGATACGATTGAAGAATTTACCGTAGAGATGCAAGTTCACTGGTGGGAAGCCTTCAAGGGAACTAGTTCTTCTGCTGGTGGTGAAAATATCAGATAAATAATAAAATAACAGTTAAATTATAATATGGCAAGACTTTTTGGGTTCTCCGTTGATGATAAAGAAAAGACACCGCCCTCGGTAGTCTCACCCGTTCCTCAAAATAATGAGGACGGGTCTGACTATTATATACAGAGTGGTTTTTATGGTCAATACGTTGACATCGAAGGTGTTTATAAAAACGAGCACGACTTAATCAGAAGATATAGAGAGATGGCAAATCACCCTGAGTGTGATAGTGCCATAGAAGATGTTGTCAATGAAGCGATTGTAAGTGATCTTTACGATTCACCTGTTGAAATTGAATTGTCAAATTTAAATGCAAGTGATAAACTCAAAAGTTTGGTAAGACAAGAATTTAAGAATATAAAAGAGATATTAGATTTTGATCGAAAGGCACATGAAATATTCCGTAACTGGTATGTTGATGGTAAATTAGCATACTTAAAAGTTATCGATCAGAAAAAACCTGAGGAAGGTTTGAAAGATATTCGTTATATTGATTCACTGAAGATAAGATATATTCGTAAAGAGAAAAAAGATAAGGGTGATCCTTATGTAAAAATAAATTCAAGACAAGATGAAGCGAATGTAATTACACCTGAACTGGAAGAATATTACATTTACACTCCTGCACCTAACTATCCAACGACAATGATGTCAAGTGCAGGTGGTAATAAAGGTATTAAAATTGCAAAAGATGCAGTCACTTATTGCACATCAGGATTAATTGATCGTAATCGTGGAAACGTTTTGTCTTATATGCATAAGGCAATTAAGGCATTAAATCAATTAAGAATGATTGAAGATAGTCTTGTAATCTATCGTTTATCAAGAGCACCAGAAAGAAGAATTTTCTATATTGATGTTGGAAATTTGCCAAAAATAAAAGCGGAACAATATCTCAAAGAGGTGATGAATCGCTATCGTAATAAGTTAGTTTACAACGCACAAACTGGTGAAGTTCGTGATGATCGTAAATTTATGAGTATGATGGAAGATTTTTGG